TAAGTTACTCAACCACTATGTTATTACTTATTGTCGTTATAGCCTTGAGGCATTAACTCAGGTATAACACAGTGATCCTCCCAAGTACAACCAAGATGAACCTTGACAAACAACATGTGTAAGACGTGATCTTGCTGATGTATTGGGAGGAATATTTATTACCTTCTTAAGGCTATCATATAGATTGTCGTTAAGAAGAAACTGGTGTTGAATTTATCCTACACCTAACAGGAAGATTGTCGTCATGCTTGAAAAGCTACCATATAGCAAGCTCGTTGAGAAAGCTGTCATTGAGATGATACAGGGTGGGGTTCCCATCCGTCAGATTATTACCTCTATTCAGCACTTGAACGATGCACCTAAGAGCTTGTCTACTTTGTACAAGCACTATGGCCCAGCAATAGAAGCTGAACGTACTCGTATCAATGGTGCTGTAGGTAAGCGTGTGATTGACCAAGCACTCTACGGTGATGTACAGGATGGCATTACTTGGAAATCACAGGAACTTTTCTTGCGTAGCAAGGGAGGTTGGTCTCCACAGAATACAGTTAACGAAGTTGAACAAGAGATTGATCCCGAACTTGATGTCTCAGCAGCAGATCAGCTTATGAACCTTTTAGGATTTGATCCCGATGACGAACAGGAAGATAACGGCTGATACTCTCCGACAGTTACCATCTGCTAAAGTAAAGAAGCTCTTTGAGCAACTAGGGCCAGTCAAGGTAGATGAGCTACAACATGATTGGTCGTTCTGGGGTAGAGACGCACAGTTTCCTCCAACTGACAATGAGTGGAACACATGGCTAATCAATGCTGGTCGTGGCTTCGGTAAGACCCGTTGTGGTGCTGAGTGGGTACGACAGCAAGTCAAGAATGGGCATAAGCGTATTGCTTGTGTAGCTTCTACTAACAGTGACATTGAACGTGTTATGGTTAAGGGCGAGAGTGGTTTCCTCTCAGTTTGCTGGAAGCATGATAAAGATAACAAGGGTAAGCTAATGGGCTTTCCTGAGTGGTCTCCCACCAAGAGGTCACTAAGCTGGGCTAACGGGGCTAAGGTTGAGTTCTACTCAGCAGAAGAGCCTGAGCGTCTACGTGGCCCACAGTTCTCCGCTGCATGGTGTGATGAGCTTGCTGCGTGGAACAAAGATATTGATACGTGGCAGATGCTTCAGTTCTGTCTACGTCTTGGTAAGCACCCTCGTGTGTGCGTTACTACAACTCCCAAGCCAACTAAGCTGATGCGTGAGTTACTGAAGAACCCTAAGACTATTGTCACAAGTGGTTCTACGTTTGATAATGCTGCTAACCTAGCTGAGACCTACCTTGTTGCTGTTAAGGAGCAGTACGAGGGGACACGCATTGGTAGGCAGGAGCTTTACGCAGAAGTCCTAGAAGAAGCTGAAGGCGCTCTATGGTCTACTGATATGCTAGACAACTCTCACATTAAACATGAAGACGTACCTGACTTATCTCGTATTGTCGTTGCACTTGACCCTGCTGTTACAGCTAATGCTGAGAGTGACCTAACAGGTATTGTCGTTGCGGGTATAGACATTAACGGTATCGCCTATGTACTTGGCGACTACACAGACAAGCTGTCGCCACAGGGTTGGGCAGCTAAAGCAATTAAACTCTACCACCACTACCAAGCTGACCGTATCGTAGCCGAAGTCAATCAAGGTGGTGACATGGTTAAAACAACAATACATGGTGAAGATGAAACTGTATCTTATAAAGCTGTACGAGCCTCTCGCGGTAAGTTTGCCCGTGCTGAGCCTATATCAGCACTATATGAGCGTGGTCTTGTCAAACATGTTACTAATCCCCCTGATGGTGCTTCACTGAACGAACTTGAAACCCAAATGAGAACTTGGGAACCCCTTGGACGTATCGGATCGCCTGATAGACTTGACGCAATGGTGTGGGCAATCACAGACCTCTCTCTTAACGGCTACGCTAAACCAAAATTGACCCTCGCTTACTCTAGTGCTAAGGGCTTATCAAAGTAAAAGGCAACAGTCACAATGAAGAAGCTATCAGAGGGTCAAGCCAAGCAGACACTAGGTGTCGCTGGCGATAACACAAAGAACGGACAGGTCAGAGCGGATGAGTTCCTGCCTGAGTTGCGTGGTAGTAAAGCTATCCGTAAGTACCGTGAAATGCGTGACAATGATGCCACCATTGGTGCTGTCATGTATTCTGTTGAGCAAATTCTTCGTGATGTTGAACTTAATGTTAAGCCTGTTGATGATACCCCTGCTGCTAAAGTAGAGGCTGACTTCGTTAAGTCTGTGCTAGATGACATGGATCACACACTTGATGACCACGTAGCTGAAGCTCTGTCTTATTTGTCGTATGGATTTGGTTGGTTCGAGGTGATCTACAAGCGTCGAGTTGGACCTACTGAGCGTTCTGACAAGAAGCACTCGAAGTACACAGACGGACGCTTAGGTGTCAAGAAGATCGCTGCTCGTGCGCCTTGGACTATTAATAAGTTTGATGTCAACCAGAAGACTGGTGATGTCTTGGGTATTGAGCAATCAGTGGGTATTATGAATGGTCGGAACTACATTCCACTCAATAAATCTATCTATTATAGAACAACTTCTCTTAACGGAGACCCTAGTGGTCGTTCTATTCTTCGTAATGCTTATACTTCTTACGAGTATCTTAACAATCTACAAGCTATCGAAGCTATTGCAGTTGAACGTGAACTTGCTGGTATCCCTGTCGCTCGTATTCCTGCTGAGTATCTGTCTGGGGATGCTTCTGTTGCACAGGCTGGATTCGTCCACGACCTTCAACAAATCCTCCGTGATGTCAAGTTTAACGAGCAAGGCTACATTGTACTACCTTCCGATACCTACCCCGATAAAGACGGAGCGCCTACCAACCAACGACTAGTAGACATCGAACTGATGGCTTCTAGTGGTAAGCGTAACATTGATATTAACCCAATCGTTAATCGTTACCAGCATGACATTGCTCGTAGCGTACTATCTGAGTTTCTTCTACTAGGTACATCAGGTGGTTCCTACGCCTTGTCCAAGTCGAAGACAGACCTGTTCCTCCGTGCGCTTGAGAGCTATATCCAAGCAATCGTAGACGTTCTCAACAAACAGTTGGTCGAGCGTCTGTGGCAGTTGAACGGTCTGAACTATGACCTAATGCCAACTATTGAAGCTGGTGATGTTGCTCCGCACGATCTTCGTGAGATTGCTTCGTTCCTACGTAACCTCAATGGTGCAGGTATTGATGTGTCGTCTCACCCAGAGGTTATCAGTGACCTTATGGACATTGCTGAGTTAAACTATGACCCAGAGGTTAATCAACCAAACTTAGATAGTGATAAAGATGGTGGTGTAGACAATGGTTGATAACCCAACAAAAATCTATAATGATTACGTAAGAGCTAATCTGCCAAATAGTATGTCGTATGACACAGGCACAGATCGTTATGACATTAACAACCATTCGTTCTTTAAGTTTAAGAACTCTAATTGGTACTTCAACTATATCTCTAAGTACGGCTACTCCGCTTTCTCAGCTTATGCAGTAAATGGACTTGAGCCAGCCTTGGTCTTTGACTTCAAGGGTAACTACTTCCGTAAGAGTGCAACTGACTCTACCTTTGGTGCATCTATAACTCACGCAGCTACAACCAATGCAACTATGGTTGATAGTGATGGCTTGCTTAAGTGGCGTCCTCATAACAACCTTACAAAGTCAAACACCTTTAGTACGTGGAATAAAAGCTTAGTTGTTGCTGTTGATAACGCCGCAGTTGGCCCTAACGGTGTAGCTAATACAGCGTCCACAGTTAACTTCTCTACTGGAAGCTCACACCTTTACAACTTGTCTACAGTTGCTGTTAGTGTAGGAAACAAGGTAACTCTTGCCGCATGGGTACGCAGTGACACCATAACTTCTCTTACGTTCGCAATAAATGGTCGTATAAATTCAGCTAATAACACAACATTAGAGGCCAATCTCGCTGTAACCTCCACTTGGACGTTAGTTTCATTTGAAGCCACTGTTTTAGGTAATGACACTGGCCTGTTCTTTGTAATTGGGAAGGTCAATGCCGCCAGCCCTGCTTCTCAAATAGGTGACCTTGAGCTTTACGGCGCACACTTCTACCGCAGTGACCTTGGTGGCATGGTGAACAACCCTGACACTACTAGCGGCTACGTCCCAACGACCTCTTCTGTTGTCTATGCTCCTCGTCGTGGTCATCACGCCTACAATGGCTCTGCTTGGGTTAACGAAGGCATCCTCCACGAGAGTGAAGCTCGGACTAACATATTGAAGTATAGCTCAGACTATACGGGTGTAGACTGGACTAAGAATGGAACAACAGCTACAGCAAGTGCTGGGGTTTCTCCTTCAGGTCTTACAGATGCGTCACTGATAACAGCATCCGCAATAACAGACGAACACAGGGTTTATCAGAACCGACCCAGTGCGGGAACCCACAATACTTTTTACACTAAGAGTATCTATGCAAAGTCTGGCACTGCTAATTTCATTTCTATTAGTGGTGGCTCAACTTCATCTGGGTATGCAGTATTTAACCTATCTACTGGGGTAGCATCCAGCCAAGCAAACATTCAACAAGCAACCATAGAGGATGTTGGTGGCGGGTGGTACAGGTGTTCTATTCATGGGACTGTGGCCAGCAATTTCCTCGTAGTGAATATAGGAACCACTGCCGCAAATGCTGTCCCTCAAGTTAATTGGTTGGGAGCAGGGGAAACCGTGCAGGTCTACGGTTCGCAGTGGGAAGCTGGCGCAACACCATCAAGCTACATCCCAACAGCGAGTGCTTCAGCAACTCGTGCTGCTGAGACACTAACAGTCCCTGCGGCTAACCTGCCTTATGACAACACCAACATGTCTATCCAGATTGATGGTAAGATGACTTATGCTGATAGTGACAATGTAAATGAAGTTCAACCTTACTATTGGATACTAAGTGGGTCTAACTACATCACCGTTAGGGTTAATACGTCAGGTACTCGGACAGGGCAACCGAACTTCTTACAAAGAGAAACGACCTCTGGTAATGATTTCGTCAATGGAATACCCAATGCCTACACCCCTGACACTAACGTACCGTTTAACCTTGCATCACGTCACGGCTCTACGTTCATCAACGGCGCTCACGAGGGTACACTCCTGACAGCCAACACAACCCCTACGAATCTCCCTGACTTGTCATCCACTAACTTAACCCTTGGTTATAACTTTATGGGTACAATTGGACAGTTCCGTATGTGGTCTGATGACTTAACAGACGTTGGTATTACGGAGGCATCAACATGATAGGCGAAGTAGAAGCACCAAAGACTGACTTCTATCTCAAGCTGGCATCTGAGGCGTCTATGCCCTCAGTGCTGTCTGCCTTCTACGATGGTGAAGGTGAGTTTGTGAGTAACACAGCAGACTATGCTATCGACGTTGTAGGGGTCTTACATGAGGCCACAGGCGTTACCCTCACAAATAACTATGGTATGGAGTATCCTGAGATGGAAGCATTAGACGGTTGGCATGTAAACATCCGCATATCTAGCGATACTATGCGCGATGCTGTCGAGGCTCTTGATGTATCACACGGTGTTACACCTGATGCACCTAAGCGTGTGTGGCTATAATGACAACTTGGTCAAAACTTCTGTATCAGCATGATTACCTAGCTATTGCTCAGGGTGACGTTAATTACTACTCCTCCGTGCAGAAGTTTGGCGCTAACTTTGACGTAAGCAGTAACAGTGACCCAGAGAGTATCTGGAGTGCTGGGGGTCTATACCCTTGGTCTGCTTTAGATGCTGCTGAGACGTTGTATGTTATCTCAACAAATGCTGGAGACACAGACACTGTTCTACTTGAGGGTCTTGATGCCAACTACTTACCTTTAGTTGAGTCTGTTCAGATGGCTGGTCAAACAGCAGTTGCTACAGTTAATCAATTCAAGCGTATCTACCGCATGGAATACAATCACGGCACTGTTAACGCAGGTACTGTCACAGCTAGAACTGTAAGTGGTACAGGAGTTGTAGTAGCTCAGATTGATCCTACACTAGCTCAAACCCTGATGGCAATCTACACAGTACCTTCTGGTTTTACTGCTTACCTGACTAACCTTGATTTCTCTACGAACAAAGGTAAGGACGCTCAGTGTAGGCTGTACGCAAAAGAGTTTGATAGGTCTTTCAGAATTAAGCACTTAACTGAAGTGTATGAGAACAGCTACCGATATGATTTCACTGTTCCCCTTCATTTACCTGAGAAGACTGACATTGATATGATTGCTTATCAGGTTGAGAGTGCTAACACAAGAGTATCATGCAACTTTGATTTAATCCTAGTAGACAACGCGAGGCCAAACCATTGAATATTCTTAAAGGACAATACGCAACTGACGTATTTACTACAGAGGCTGAAGCTAGGGTTCGCTCTATGGAGCTAGGTCTTGATGGTGTAACTCATGTCTACGACTATGATGGTCAAGCAGTCTATATGCCAGCAGCCTCACACGAGGCTTATCTGGCCTTTATGGGGGGTAAGGTGCCAGAGATGCAAGAAGCCTCTCCAGTGGACCGCTTAGAGGCTCTCAGGACTGTTGTAGCAGAGATACTAAAGGCTGAGATTACTAAAGCTGAGTATCAAGGTGAAAAGGTGTCCCTAAACAAGCCTAGACGCATCAAAGGTGGCAACAAGAAGTTTGAAGTCTTTGTTCAGTCTGGCGACAAAGTTAAGCGAGTTACCTTTGGTGATCCTAACATGAGCATCCGAAGAGACGACCCTAAAGCTCGTGCCAATTTCCGCTCCCGACACTCCTGTGACACTAAGAACGATAAGACAACGGCTGGTTACTGGTCATGTCGCATGTGGCAAGCAAACACAACGGTGAGTGAAATGACAAAGAACATTGAAGGTAAAATCCTTAAGACTGATGATGAACAACGTATGGTTTACGGTTGGGCATCAGTTATCACTGAGAGGGGTGAGCCAGTAGTAGATCGTCAAGATGACATGATCGAAGCGGACACTCTGGTCAAAGCAGTAAACGAATTTATGGAGCATGTGCGGGTCGGCAAGGCCATGCACGTTGGGGAGCAAGTAGGAACAGTAGTCCACTCCCTCCCAATCACCAAAGAGATCGGTGATTCTCTGGGTATCCAATCTGATCGTGAAGGATGGGTCGTCGCTTACAAAGTATTCGATGATGATGTCTGGGGTATGGTTAAGAGTGGTGAACTAGCAGCATTTTCCATTGGTGGAAAAGCTATCAAAGAGGAGATATAACTTGCCTAATCTCTTAAAAAAGTTACAGCTTACAGAGCTTTCCCTTGTGGATCGCCCCGCCAATGCTCAAGCAATGGTATCCCTCTTTAAGCGTGACACTTCCGAAGAGGAACTTACTAAAATGACAGATGAAATGGAAGCCAAAGTAAAGGCGTACATGACTGAAAAAGGCGCTACTCGTGAAGAAGCCATGAAGAACTTTGGCTACGACATGAAAAAATCTGAAGAAGTGGCTGAAGAAGCTGAAGTTGACAAGGCTGCTGAAGAAGTAGCTGAAGAAGTCAACCCACTAGAAGCTCAAGTTGCTGCACTTAAAGCTGAGAATGAGACACTTCGTAAGGGTCTTATTGATGAGGGTTACGTTATTTCCGCTGACGCTATCGAAAAGAAAGCTGAAGTAGAGATGATGGACATTGAAGGTGAGATGGTTGCTAAGTCAGACATCCCTGCTCCAGTGTTGAAAGCTCTTGAGGCTGCATCCCTAGAAAAAGCTGACATCGAACTGACGAAACGTGCTGGTGAGGCTCTCCCACACTTCGCAACTGATGTCGCTAAGTCTCTCGTAGCCAAGTTCTACGAAGACGAAGCAATTATGGAAGCTCTTAAGGCCGCTGATGCTGCTTTTGAAGCCTCTATGCAAGAATTTGGTAAGTCTGACGTAGACGGCGAGTTCGCTACATCTGCCGACAAACTAGATGCACTCGTAAAGTCCTATATGGACGAAAACCAACTGAAAAAGAGTGAATTTGCCAAGGCTTATGCTGCTGTCGCTAAGACAGACGAAGGTAAAACACTCATCAATAAATCCTATAAAGGGGAATAATCATGGCCGTTATGCAATCACGCGATAACCGTACCTTCATTGCTGGGGAAGACCTGTCCGCAGCACAATTTAAATTCGTAACACTAGAATCAGACGGTAAGGTTGATCTTGCTGACTCCGCTGGTGAAAATGCTATGGGCGTATGCCTAGTAGGCGCTGCTGCTGAAGCTGCTGTCACTGTATGCGTATCTGGCTCCGTAATGGTAGAAGCTGGTGGAACAATCGCCGCTGGCGCTCAAGTACAAACTGGTGCTGATGGTACTGCTTTGACTGCTGCAACTGGTGATGTCGTACTAGGTTATGCTCGCGAAGCTGGCGTAGATGGACAAGTCATCGAAATTGAAATGATTCAAGGCGGCAACGTAGCAGCCTAATCTAAGCATTAAAGGAATAACATAATGCCACTATTGACACCCTCCGCAGTACATATCGACCAACCTTTGTCAAACTTGACACTGGCCTATGTACAAGAGCAAACTAACTTTGTTGCTGATAAAGTATTCCCAGTCGTCGGAGTACAACGTCAGTCTGACAAGTATTACATCTATGACCGTGCGAACATGAACCGCTCTGGTGACGTTAAGAAACTAGCGCCACGTACAGAAGTTAACCGTATCGGCATGGCAGTGTCTAACTCTGCTTACTACGCTGACGTTTACGGCATTGGCATGGACTTCGATGAGCAGACTATCGCTAACGAAGATGCTATGTTGGAAATTCGTGCAGCAGGTGCGCAAACACTTATCAACCGTGTCTTGATTGAGCGTGAAGAGCAGTTCGCTTCCACATTCTTCAACGCAGGTGTATGGACTACAGACGTAACTCCAGCAAACTTGTGGTCTGACTACACAAACTCAACACCAATCTCAGACGTAACTAATGGTAGCCGTACCATGCAGTTGACTTCTGGTGGCTTCAAGCCAAACACAATGGTTGTTGGTAAAGAAGTTCGTGACATCTTGGTTAACCACCCTGACATCCTTGCACGTTTGAACGGTGGTTCTACCATCAACAACCCTGCATTGATCACAGACGGTAAGTTGGCTGAAATCTTTGGCGTAGAGAACTTCTTCGTCATGGAAGCTGTTAAGAACGGTGCTGTCGAAGGTCTTGCAGAAGCTAACGCCTTTATCGGTGGCAAGAACGCATTGTTGGTACACACACCACGCGCATCTGGTCTTATGACACCAGCGGCTGGCTTGACATTCGCTTGGAACAACATTCCAAACGTAAACAACTT